AAAAAGAAACCAGAAGAGAAATGTATGATAGAAAGAACTGGAAGTATGATGATACTATAAAAGGTTACAATAGGGATGGTACTAAGAAAGTAGATGCTGAATCTAAAAAAGTATCTACTACAACTGTAAAAGATGCTGTTACTGAAGGAATAGATGAATCAAAAGTAAAAACTAAGCCTAAAAAAGTTGTTAAAAAGAAAACTAAAGCCGATAAAATATTGGATGCAGGTTATGGTGTATTTGGCAGTAAAGCTAATCAAAGAGAAGCTTATAGAGCAGAAAGAAAGAAAGAAAGAACTAAAGCTGAAGTTAAAGAAAGATTAAGCAAAGCTAAACCTGTAGATAAAACAAAACTAGCTAAGATTAAAAAAGATAAAACTGATCCTTTAGGCAAAGCTAAGATGAAAAAAGTAAAAGGTAAAGATCAGATTACTTTTAAAAAGACTCAACCAGGTGTTGCTTATGAAAAGAAAATGAGAAAAGAAGGCAAGTATGGCAAGAAGTCTAAGGTTAGAGATGCAATGCAAACGATGAAAAATCTTTTAAATAAAAGAGGCAATATATTTAGAGGTAAAAAATATGTAGATGGTGGTTATATGCCTAATGCTCCTATTCCAGCTGAACCTAAGTTTAGACAGGGTATGAGAATGATGGGGCATGGTGGACAAGTATCTACTTCTAATGACAAGGCAGGTGCTGGAGATATACATACAGTACACACACATTCAGGTTATAAAGCTGGAGAATAATGGCTAACAAGAAAGCTGAAAGAGTAAAAGAGTTATTTAATAGACTAAGGTCTAATCATAGAGATCAATGGCTTTATATTAATCAACAAGGTCATGATTTTGCTAATGATAATCAATTATCAGATAGTGAATCAAAGTCTTTATCAGATCAAGGTATGCCTACATTTACTATTAACAGGATAACACCTGTTGTAGAGATGCTTAATTATTATGCAACTGCTAATACACCAAGATGGCAAGCTATTGGTACAGAAGCTAGTGATATAGATGTGGCTGCTGTATTTAGTGATATGGCAGATTATATATGGTCTAATTCAAATGGACAGACTTTACTTTCAAATGCTATAAATGATTCTGTAACTAAGTCTTTAGGTTATCTTCATATAACAGTAGATCAAGATGCTGATAATGGTATGGGAGAGGTTACTATAAATCAACCAGATCCCTTTGATGTATTTGTAGATCCTAAGTCAAGAGATACTTTATTTAGAGATGCATCTTATATAATGATTAAAAAGATGTTGCCTAAAACTCATCTTAAAAAGCTTTTTCCAGACCAAGTTAGAAAAATAAATAAAGCTTCAGCTAACGATAGCGAGTATTCTTTATCTCAAAGGTCTGTAGATTCTAATCAGAAAGATATTCTTCAAACTGATTTAACATATGCTTATGATATAGAAGGTAAAGATGAACCTTTAACTGAGTATTATGAATTATATGAAAAGATAAAAGTTCCATTTGTTAATGTTTTTTATAAAGTTCCTCCAGACCCACAGCAAATGCAACAAGCTCAACAACAAGTTAAAAAGCAAATAGGTCAGATGCAAGAGCAGATGCAAGTTCAACTTTTAGAGCAAAAGCAACAAATGGATATGGCTTTAGAAAAGGGTGAGATGCTTCAGGAAAGATATGATCTTGAAATGAAGAATGCTCAAGAGATGATGCAGAATCAATTACAGACAGCTCAACAAGGAATGATGCAAGACCTACAAAAGCAAATGGAGGTAATTGAAAATAAAGTAGTATCTGAAAAAGAATTTAAAGTTCTTATAGAAAACGAACAATTTGCTTCAACTGTAGTAGATCAAATTAGATTTCATGATAGTAGGATTAGAACTACTTGTGTAGTTGGTGACCAACTTATATATGAAAAGACTTTACCAGAAAATGTAAAAGACTATCCAATAATTCCTCTTCACTATAAGTGGATAGGAACCCCCTACCCTATATCTGCTGTTTCTCCATTGGTAGGTAAGCAGAGAGAGTTGAATAAAGCTCATCAGCTTATGATACATAATGCTTCTCTCGGTTCTTCATTACGATGGATGTATTATGAAGGTAGTATAGATGCAGAGACTTGGGAGAAATATTCCTCCAGCCCAGGTGCATTACTTCCTGTTAATCATGGATATGAACAGCCTCAAGTTGTACAACCTGCTCAACTCTCTAATGCTTTCTTTGGTATTGTCCAAAATGGTAAAAGCGATATGGAGTATCTTGCAGGTATTTATTCTGCTATGCAGGGAGATACACAAGCAACTGCTGATATGCCTTATCGTGGTATGTTGGCTATGGATGAATATGGAACAAGAAGAGTTAAATATTGGTTGAAGCATTCTATAGAACCTGCAATGGCTCATATAGGTGAAGTTGTAAAACAATTTAGTCAAGCTACATATAAAGCACATAAAGTATTTAGAGTAGTTCAGCCTACTGGATTAGAAGCTGATAGAGAAGTTGAAATAAATAAAACTCTTTACAATGATTTAGGTAAAGCTATTGGCAAGTGGAATGATTATGCAACAGCTAAGTTTGATATAAGAATGGTAGCTGGTTCTACTATGCCTGTTAATAGATGGGCATATCTACAAGAACTTAAAGAGTTAGCTAATTCAGGAGTTATTGATCCTATGGCTGTTCTTTCTGAATCAGATATTAGAAATAAACATAAGATTGCTGAAAGAATGGATAAAGTTAAACAGCTACAAGGTCAAATTGGTGGACTTGAAGGACAGATTAAAGATAAAGATGGCACTATCCAGACTCTTGAAAGACAACTTGTTCAACTTGGTATTAAGGATAAAGTTCGTTCTGCTGAAACTGAAATAGATAAAAAGAAACATGAAACTAAGGGTAGACAAGAGAAGCAATTCCTTGAAACAGAAGCTATGCAAAAGAATTTAAGAAATCTAATGAAAGTAGAATTAGACTCTAAAAGAAAGAACATGGATTCTAGTGTAAAAGATTTTAAACAAAAGCTGCAAAACAGTTTGCAGGAAACTAAAAACAATAATAAATTAGGAGCAACAGATGAATCTAGAAAACAACAGTAACCCTGGAATTGAAGATGTATTGCAAGGCGATACAGAAGATACAGGCTCTGATGGTTTTTTTGATAGTTTAGAAGAACAAGTAAATGGGCACATCTCTGATGATGAGCCAACTCAACCAGAAACTGAACAGGCAACTCAGCAGTATGCTGACTCTGTAGACACTGGCAATGAGGATGTTGATTGGAGAACTGAAGCTGAGAATTTAAGACAAAGGTATTCAGACTCCAGCAGAGAGGCTCAAAGGCTAAAGCAAGAACTTGATAATGCTTCACAGTATTCTCAATATGCACCTTTGATAAATCATCTGCAAAATGATCCTTCAAGTGTAGAAGCTTTGAAGAGTCATATAAATGCCGAATCTAATCCAGCAGCACAGCTAGGTGATGATTTTATATTTGATGGGCAGGAGGCATTAACTGATCCAAATTCAGATTCTGCTAAAGCTTTAAGAGCAATGATCGACAGAGAAGCCGATAACAAGGTTAATCAAAGACTTTCTCAAGAGCAACAGAAGAATCAACAGGCTATGAATGAATATCAAGAAGGACAACAAATTCAAGATTTCATGCAAAGAACTGGGATGAACGAAGATCAGATGGATGCTATGCAGGAATGGGCGAACACTAGAGAACTTACTATAGATGACATCCATTACCTGATGAATAAAGAACAAGCTGCTCAAAATATAGCAAACAACACCAAGCAAGAAATGTTAGGTCAGATGAAAGCAGTTCGCAATATTCCAACAAGTGCGAGTAATGCAAATAGTGCTCCAGACCAAAGATCTCCAGATGATGCAGTTTTTGACATCTTGAAGGGGATGGATGAAGGAGCAGAAAACCTGTTCGGTTAGTCTTAAAGACTACTGAACTTATTTTTGATTTTAAAATAGGAGTCAGTTATGGCAACAGACTTTATAAGTGCGATAACTCCGACAGAAGGCTTAAATGTCACAGATACAGCCACATGGTCTGATGGTACTTCCAAAGACACTGGTGATCTTAGGCGTAAGTTTAATTTCGGAGATCAAGTAAGTGAGCTTTCTATAGCTCAAGATCCTTTCTTTAGATTTGTTTCTAAAGTAAGTAAAAGACCAACAGATGATCCATCTTTCAAATTTACTGAAAAAAGACCATCTTACCATAAAAGATATTGTTATGCAGTATCTCATGCTGCTACATCTGCAGTAGGAACAACAGATCCAACAATAGCAGCAGGAGCTGTTGATGCTGGAGATACTTATTGGGTTAAGTTTGGTACAGATTATAAGAATACAGGGAATATTGGAGTTGTTTATAATAACTCTAATGCTTCTAACTTTCAAGTTGGTGATGCAAATACTCAGCCTAATTTTTTAGTTAATGATCAGTTAATTAAATTAAATTATAGAGCAGCTGGTGAAGCTTCTGCATTTTATACAGCTACTGGATATTTAGTAGGTAAAGTAAAATCTACTCAATCTTCTGGTGAGTATATACTTGCAGAACTTGAAATAGTTAAAGGTACTTCATCTTCAGTTGATCTTATTGGATCATCTGCTACAGTGCTTTGGACTACATCTACAAATACTCATGACTTAACTGTTAGTTCTCAATTAGAAGTAGCAAGATGTTATGTTATTGGTACAGCTCATGGTGAAGGTAGTGGTTATCCTGAAACTTGGAAAGACCAACCTTACTCAACAGGTTTTGGAATGACTCAAATCTGGAAAACTTCAATGGCTATGACAAATACTGCAAGAGCAACTGTTCTTAAGTATGAGCCAAATGAGTGGGCAAGAGTATGGAAAGATAAACTTGTAGAGCATAAATGGGATATTGAGCAATCTTTACTATTTGGTTCTCAAGGAAGTCAAAACAGCGTTCAGTATACTGAAGGTGCTGTTAATTTCTTAACAAACTATTGTAATACATTTAGTTTAACAACATCATCTAAAACAGCAGATGACTTCTTAGATGATATGTCTATCTTCTTAGATCCAAGAGTAAACAATGCAAATGCAACAGTATTCTTCTGTAATACTGCAGTTTATAATTGGTTACATAAGTTGAGTGGATACTTTAGAAATAACCTTGAGTTATCTTCTAACTTTAGTGCTGACTTAGCAGTTACTGGTAGAAAGCAAGTCTTAGGACTTGATACTACTAAAATTTCAACTGTTTATGGTGATATGAATGTAGTTAGAAATGTTCATTTAGATGGTACAGCAGTTAAAATGCTTGGCATCAATATGAAATATGCTAAATACAGACCATTAGTTGGTAATGGAGTAAACAGAGACACCTCAGTATATGTTGGTGTACAAACACTTGAAAACTCTGGTGTAGATA